CAACTAACCTAATTGCTCTAGCGCCTGTAGCACTACTTCCAGTTGCTGACATATTACGGACTACTTTTATTAATCTTAAACCAACATCTGGTATAGTTTGTTCAGTACCAGTAGCTAATTGAACATTAGCGTGATCCGCAGAAGCTTCAGGTCTAAAATTTACAATTTCTCGTTGTGCGTCGTTGATATACCTAAGAAGTTCTGCTTCAGACCATCTTACAGCAGTAGAATCTTGTAACGTATCTTGTACTCTTGTAATTAAATTAGCACCTGTAAGCGTCCCCATTTAGCACCTACTTATTTAGCAGCTTCTAGTTCTTGAATTAAAGTATCCTTCTTTTTCCTTCTATCAAGCTCAATACCAATTGTACGACCGTATTCTTCTAATTGAACTTTAGTCATACTATGTAAATCTGGTGTAATTGTTTCTTCAATAGCTTCTTCTTCGACAACTTCTTCAACAACAGGTTCTTCTATAACTGGTTCTTCAATATGTTTTGGGATTTCTCCATCATATTCTGTGCAACCTTCTTGTAAACAAAGTAGACCAAGGTCGTGTGAGACTTCTTTTGGTTCACCTGCTTTTAAAGTAATACTTGCACCCCAAGTAGAGGCTATATATTTATCTTCCTTAGAAATTATTTTCACTTTTAAACTCCTTATTAAATATGGGTGGTCATAATTAACCACCCATAAAATATATCACAATTAGTATGCGACATCTAATCTAATTACACCAAAGTCTTCAACTTGACCTGTGTGGTCAGAGTTATACTTAGGCTTCTTAAGACCAAATATTTTACCAATTGATATACCATTTTGGTTTCCATAGTCAAATGTATCTTCAACTATTTCAGGGATACCAATGTCAGCCATCGCTAATGCTTGAGCTCCGCAGAATAAACATGCAGAACCGTTAACGTCAGCGTCAGCACCCCATTTGTACCCAGCAGCACCAGCATTTGATGATGTACCAGTTGTAGCACCTTGAGTATTAAACACATGTCTGAACTCATGCACCATGATTCCATCAACCATAAGGCTGGAAGAACCTGAGAATAAGCTTGAACCTGGCCCTCTTACTCCAGCTTGTCTTACGTTAGCAAGAAAATCTGAATCAAGTTT